CCCGCGTTTCGGAGCGCGCTAAAGTGATCGCTCACGGTGGATTTTGTCAACCCGAGCGCATCGGCAATATCACCGCGTGTCGTCGGTCCGTGTGTAAGCTCGCGCAGTACCTCGGCTTGTCGCTCCGACAACTCCGGCATTACGTGAACGGTAGGGCCACGCCCGCAAAAAGGCACGCCCGCTTAGGCGTCGTATTCGTCAAACGTCCGTTGCACGACAAAGTAACTGCGTATCTCCAGAAGGGTCGAACGGCCTGAGATTTCGTCGGTATCGGCCGCCCCCGCCAGTCGGCGCTTGAAGTGTTGGTCGAATCGGTCAAACTCGGCCGCGCTAAACGTCAAGTCTTCCACCTCGTTGCGTTCAATGGCCGTTTCTGCGACGAGTTTGGGCGGCTTTGGCGGTTGGGCTTGTGCGTGGCTCATGTCTCAACTCGTTTCTTGCCCTCAAGCGCGTCGCGAATGTCGTCGGCCTTACTCCGACCGTTCACGTCGTCGGTCGGATGCTCGGCGGCGAGACTCTGTAACTCTCGGCCGTCCATACGGTCCAACTCGGCCGCGCTATACTTGTCGTCGACGAACTCATCGTCAGAGCCGGGGATAAACGACGTTGACCATGTGGGACGATTGCCCGACATTACCGGTCCCTCAAGTTACGCACGTCCGTTCCGTTGACGCCAAACACGTCAATCGCACGGTTGAAGATAAACAGGCGCGGGTTGTCCTCGCCCGTAATCTGTGCCGTCTCAAGGTCGTACTTGATAATCTCGGTGTTGCTAAACTGTGCCTCTAAGTCGCCACTATACGCGCGTTCGCGGGCGGCTTGCCGTGACTTGTGCCAATCGGCAATGATTGGGCGCGACTCAGGTGAGCGTGCGAGCTTCATACATGGTCATTATAACGCTTGCGCCATATATTTACCGGACGGGTTACTTTCCCGGTAAGCCGTGTTTACGCCATACGCGCCGCTACGCAAGCGGTGACAAAAAGAAACGGTCTATGCCGCCTTAGAACGTAATCGTAGAGGCGGAACGTCCCTGAGAGTACTGAGCGTCGACGAAACAACGCGCGTTGACGCCCGTGATGTCGCGGATCGGGTCGTCGTAGTCCTTAATCTCCACGTCCTGCCCGTTCGGACTGTAGAGAATCGTGTGGATGTTGTTGCGGTCGTAGACGACAGCGCCCTTGTCGCCGTCCGAACTGAAGCCCCACGTCTCGGAGCCACCGGACCATCCGGTGTCGGTGCCGTCGTCGTAGGTCGCGCTCGACATGGCCGCGTGCATGTCAAGCCCGGCAATGTCACCGACAATCGGCGCGTCCTCGCGGTTGCGCAGCACCTCGTTCGTCCCCGCGCGGTTCGCGTAGGACAGGTTCGTGTCGTTGAATAGCTGCGTCCGGTAATCCGGGTGCGTGACGTAGGTGTCCGGGCGGAAGTCGTTGCTATCCACCTCGCCAACGGCGGAGTTGAGCGCCGCGTAGCCCTGATCCGACCCGCCGGTGTCGTGGTCCGCGCCGGCGTCGTCAACGAGTTCCGTCAGGAACACGCGGTTGATACCGTTCTCGACAGACGCGCCAACCTTCTGGATGTTGCGCTCGATGAGGTCGACCATCGCCTGATCGCGCATCTCGTCGGTGACGCGCGACCCTTCGGTGAGCTTTTCGCAGTTCCACGTGACGGTGGTGTAATCCTCGCCGTCGTCACGAATCTCCGCACCCTGCGCGGTCGGCCGGGCAAACTGTTCGTCGCTTGCGACCGGCACGTCACCAACGCGCGTGTTAGCATTGATGACGTTGGACGCGTCGCGGGCCACCTTCCGAAGCTCGCGGCCCTCCATGATAACCTCAAGCAGCTGCTCGCGGAACAGCGTGTCAACCTCCTCGGGGTCGGAGGTTGCGAACAGCATCCGCGGGATAGCGTCGTCAAGCCGCGCCTCAATCACGTCGCCGTCCTCCTCAAGCCGCTTCGCGCTCTTGAGCGTCTTGGGGAGCTTGCTACTGTCGGCGTTGATCGCGTAGTCCTTGAGCGTGCGGTGTCGTTCGCTTCCCGCCTCGGCGCGCGCCGTGCGCGACATTTCCGCCTCAAGCGTGCGGTTCGGGTTGCCCTGCAGGAACGAATAATCGCCCTTCTTGGCTCCGGGCCACACCTTGGCGACTTCTTTGGCGGATACGTCGCTGTTGGGAAGCGCCGCCTCCATGAGCATCTTAAACCGCCAGTTGCCGGTGCGCCCGTGCCGCTTGAGCTTGTTGCGTGCGTGTGCCGTAGACATTGTTAGGCCTCCGCCCCCTGAACAGCGAAGATATATGCTTCAATCACGTCGCCCGAGGAGCCGCCCTCCTGCGCGATAGCGACGCCGTTACTCCCGCTAGACGTGGCGACCGTCTCAAAGGCCGCGCTCCCATCGGGGAGGAGTTCATCGCCGGCCGTGACGGTTTCGCTCACTTCAATACGCACCTCACAGTCGTCGCCGGCAATGGCGGCCTCTTCGCCGCTGGCAACGTCATAGAGGTTGACGCCGATGAAGTCGCCCTCACCGGCTGCGCTGGCCGATACCTGATAGTCCCCGCTAATCCCCACGGGTTCGCCCGTGGTGAGGGCTTCCCCGGCGGTGTAGCCCCGGAGTTCCTCGCCGCTCACGAGGACTTCAATGTCGAACGTGTGTTCGCCTTCACTTCTGGTAGCCATGATGTTCTACCCGTTGCTAATACGTGCTACCTAAAAAGTAGGGTGCTACTACGGGTGGGGTGACTTAGGTCGTGGCGATCAACACCGTAACCATGCCAACCCAGAACAAACAGGTGATTACCGCCCCCGCAACCGGCGAGGTGTGAAATAACCACGATATGAACCGGCCGGAAAATAATGCTGTCCAAAACCCAACTTCGGCAAGGCCGGGGCGGACTTCAATTACGGCCGGTGCACGCAGGAAAGTCATATATGCCGACACAAGGGAAGACATGATGATAGCCCCGACATAAAGGAGCGCGCCAAATTTGCGGTCACTCATACCTCACCCTCCGCGACCGCTTCCGCGCCACGCTTCACGTCCTCGCGGGCGGCTTCCCTGTCGCCGTCGTTCCGCATGAGCAAGTCGGCCCATACGTCCTCGGGGATGTGGATTGAGGGCATTAGTTATCCTTTGGAACGTAGTAGACGGTGCGCGTTGTGCCATGCTCTTCAATATCGCCGTCCATGCGCTCAATGTGTCCACGGTCTTGATACCACGTTAGCGCGTCGTGGATTTCGTTAGGCGACATAAACGGCGTGTCGTCACAAATGCCTTTGTGACTAATTGGCCCTTTCCGGACCACATAGTCTAACACCTCACCATAGTCTCTGGGTGCGTTAGTCGGATACGTTACCTCACTCACGTCGTTTTCAACTTCTACCATGACGCACCTACGGCTATGCGTTGTAGTGTCTTATAATTATGCGATTAGGACGCTATTCGGAGCGGGCCATGTCGGGCGGCATGGCGCGCGCGTTCGGTGCGTTACCAGCCCGCCCCCGACGCCGGCGTCTCGTCATACGTCGGCTCCCAGTCGTCACCCTCGTCCGAATCGGCAAGCGTGCGCGGTTCTTTGCCGGTGTCCTCAAGTTGCGACAGTCGCCGGTCAAGGTCTTCCACCGTGTCGGCGTCCGCCAGCTTACTCCCGACCGCGTCCTCAAGTTCCGCGTCCACGTCGTCGGCGGTCATGGCCTGCGCGAACATATCTTCAAGGTCTTCAAGCCGCGAGGATAGGTTCTGCACGCGATCCATTACCGCGTCCATGTCGTCGTCCATTTCCATCTCGCCCTCGTCGTCGTCCTCCTCTTCTTCCTCTTCGTCGTCGTCCATGCCGTCCTCCATTTCCGTATCCTCTTCGTCCTCCTCGTCGTCTTCGTAGTCGCCCATTTCCGCGCCCTCAAGTTCGTCCATGAGGTCGCCGTGGAGGTCTTCGGCCATGTCCATCACCTCGGGGTCGTCAAGGTCGTCGGTGTCAAGGCCGAACATATCGAGGATTTCGCGCACTTCGCCGGGGTCGGCTTCAAGGATTTTCGGAGCCATACCCGTTGTTTGTCGGGTGAGGGCCTTAGCGTTGGTGCCACTCATGGCAATCGGACGCCGGGCCGACTCCCGCGCAAAGTTCACGGACTTGCTCGCGGGGTCCATCACAAGCGCCACGCCGGTCAAGAGACCACCGTCTACGCGCGGCATATCGCGCTGCGGGTCATGCGACTGCTTGAGGCCACGCGCCGGGATTTCCACACTCGGGCCACCAAAGCCGACCGTTCCCTCGTTTTGCAACGTACTCTTGAGGTTGTCGTCGGCAAACTGTCCCGCGCCCTTTGCCGTATTCAGCACAAGGTCGCCAAAGAGGTTGCCGTCGTCGTCGGTGTCGAGACTGTCGGGGTCAATGTAGCCCGCCACAGACGCCTCATGCGCCTTCCACTCGTCGGTATCCAAGTCGTGCATGATGTTGAGCGGCGGCCCGTCATGCTCGGACTCGTCATAGTCGGCCTTGAGCGCGGCAATCCCGTCCGGCGGGTAATACGTCTCGGTCTGTGAACCGGCGTCCGCCCAAATGCCCGGCGACAGGAGCTTGACGTTTGTATAGCGCACTTCGGAGTCGCCCGCTTCCACGCGCTCAATCGGCTCCGACTCAAGCGACTTGAGCGTGAGGTGTTGCGCGGCCGATAGCATATTGTCGTCACTCCGATCAGGGAGGTCGCGCGGCGATTCATCAAGCGACGCTTCGCTTTTCGTGACGTTCCCACGCTGAAAGCCGCCCTCCTCGTCGTCAAACTCGTCAATCAAATACTCAGTTTCGCCGTCGTCGTCCTCGCGCACCTCACGCACGCGACCGTGAACGGTCGCGCCTTGCCAGTCCCACGTTACGGCGTCGCCTTCAGCAAATTCGGCGGGCATTATTCAGCCCCCGCGCGGCGTAGGTACACGGCGGCGTCGCGGTCGTCGCCACGTTCGGCCGCGTCTTTGGCGCGTTCGAGCAACGGGTTGTCGTCGGTCGCGCCGTGATTCTCAAGCACGGCAAGAATCTTGTCGGCCGTTGCCTCGCCCACGCCGGATATGGATCTCAATTCCTCTTTGAGTTCTTCGCTCATACGCGAAATAACGGTGGCCGGTGCCTAAGCGTTTGGGCTATATACCCGCCTCAGGCGACAGTACAAAGGTGGACCTGCAATTGATATGTGGTGTCCACGTGCGCGGGTTAGTATTTACCTCGGGGTCGGCCTCGGCGGCTTTTCGCACCAACTCTTTGAGTTCGTCCTTTGGTAGTGGCTCACCGCCTTCAAACGGATTCGTGCCGTTCTGTCGCGGGAGGCCACTAAACGCGCCGGGGTTCTCAAGATGACCGCCTTGCCCGGCAATCAGATACCCGCACACGTCCGTCTGCCGGTCGTCGCCCGGTGACGCCCCAGTCCAATAGAAACGCGCGTCGCCCTCGCCACGCTCTTCATAGCCGGCTTCACGTGCATGATTCAAGACCGACGTGGTTTCGGTGCGGGCAATTGTCTCTGCGCGGTTGCGGTCCACGTCGGCAAACTCTTGCACCATATCCGTCACCGACCCAAGCGTGAAGTCGTCGGTGCCGAGTGCATCCTTGAACTGGCTACGGAACTCCATGAGTCGGTTGCCGCCGATGTCCTCAAAGTCACTAAACAACGCGCCCGAATCCACGGCCTCGCGGATACGCTCAAGCACGAACTCCGGCGTTTCACTTGCCGCGAAGCTCACAAGCGCCCGGTTCGGGTCGCTGTTCGGGTCGGACACGCCACGGAACATTTCTAAGAGCGGGCGATCCCACTCCGGCGCGTGCGATAGTTGCTCATCGGTGACGCCCTCCCCGAGACACCTAAAATCCGTATCACCCGACAGCGCCGCGTTCTGTCGCGCCTCGTCAATCTGTTCGCTCTTGCGTTCGGCCCACGCAATCCCCTCGTCGCCACCCCACGCCTTCCACATCATCCACCCACAGTCTGCGCGCCCCTCCTCGCCCTGTTCTTTGTTATCCTCATGCCGGGCAAACGACGCCATGCGCTCAATCGTGTCCTCGCTCAAGTCCTCGCCATTGACTAACTGGTTGGCGCGTTCCCACCCGACGCGCGTGCCGCAGTCGTTCGGGTTGCCCGTCTCCTCGCGGGCGTCAAGCGCCATTTGCGCGTTCTCAACGGCGGCGTCCGGGTAGTCGCCCGTGTCTATGTCCTCAATATCCTGCAGTTCGCGGTCGCCGTTGAATAGCCCGCCCATTGGGTCGTCTTGCACGCCCGCCTCATCGCGTTCCATGTCGGCCGGCGAACGGTAGGATTCGGCCACGTCGTCGTCTTCGGGTTCGGGGAGGTCAAGCCGCCGCCGCGCCTCGGCGTTGGTCATGTAGTCCCCGATGGAATTGATGAGGTCGGCCGTCTCACCAATATCCTCAAGCGGGTCGTCAATCGTGACGGTGACGGTCGCGGTGTGGTCAAACGGCGAATAGTCCCGAATCACCGGGCGGATTACCTTTTCTACGAACTGCGTGCTAAAGGACCGCTGGTTGGCCTTAATCGCCAACTTGAGCAACGCAAAGCGCAACTCGGCAGGCTTGCCACTCCCGAGGCCGTCCGCCCCGACGTTGCCCGCCTCAAGCGGCAACCCGAGCGCGGTGGTCAAGTTCCGCATATCCATTTCGTGAATTGCCGTATAGTCGAACTGTTCCGCTTCCAGCGCCTCTACGTCCACATCTTGCCCGGTGAAATACGCGGTGTTCGCGTCCGTGTTGTGCGGGTCGAACAGGCTACGGACGCGCCGGAGGTCGTCGTCACGCACGGGCGTCCCCTCTTCGCGCCCGACCTTCACGTGCCGCTGTGGGAAGCCATGGAGTTCTATGGCGTTGTTGATCGCCTGCTCGTTCTCCTTGAACGCCTGAATCTCGTCCTCGTTGCGCAGGACTTCGCTAATCCCCGTCTTGTCGCGTGCCGACTGTTTGTTGAGTACGATATTGCACAGCACGTCGGCGTTCAACGTCTGTTCCTGTCGCGTGCCGTTCTGCATCACCTGTTGTTTCCACGCGACAATCTCGCCCCGGCCGTTTGTCACGGGCAACACGGTCCACGGTTCGGCCGGCAAGAACTCTTTGAAGTCGCCGCCTTGCGTCTCGCGGAGTTCGCCAACGGCCGCCGGATACCAAAGCGCGTCCGCGCCAAGGTCTAAGACGGTAAGGTCAAGCTGCGGGAACTGGAGCTCCAACCACTCTTGGAGCGTCATGGGTACCCCGTTTATCACCTCCTCGGTGTCCTCGTTATCTTCAACGCGAATCTCTGCGCCCTCACCGAAGTTGAGGAGCGTTTTGTACTCCATTAGTTGGGCGACTTGCCCGCCCGACTCACGCATATCCTTAATGTCGCGCAAGTCCTCAAAGTCTATCTCTTGCCCGCTAAAGGCGTAGCCCGTCCCGGCCGTCGTACTGTCGACCGCCGTTTGCGGCGCGGGGTCGTCTTGGAGTTGGCGACGCTTGGCGACCACGTAGTCACGGGCAAGACCGCCGAGGTTGCGAAAGAAACCGGCGTCGTCGTCTGACATACGCGCTTGTAAAAGCGCGCGGGCCTAAGCGTTTGGGCTATACAAGCGTCGTCTGTCGGTCGGACGTGGCGGCGTTGAAGACGTGTTCGCCTAAGCGGGGGTGAACGCAATTGCGAAGCATCTTGCGCTTCTTGTTGCTTGGCAAGTCATACCCCGACAAGTCGTATCCGTATATTTCTGCCATTTCTGACACGCTTGACTGTTCAATAATCGGTTTATCAAACTCGGTGTCCGATATGTGGAAGTTAGACCAAAAGTAGTGTCGCATGACCTTTTGAGGTTTAATGAGTGGGTCATACCACGACTTGACGTTTTCAACAACCCAGTCTTTTGCGGCGTAGCCCTTGAGAAATAAAATTTCTTCATAGAGCTTCATATCTGGATATTTCGGCTTGTTTTGTTTGTTCGGGCCGGACGTTATTTTTCGTATCTCACTATGGGTCGGACACGGTGGCGACGCCCATATGAAATCATACTCGTCGTAATGGTCTAAGAGATATTCGTGCGCGTCGGCTTCAACAACCATGTCGTCGGGGAAGTGGTCGCGGTACACCTCCGCTTTCTCCCCGTCCCATTCCACCGCCGTCACGTCCACGTCGGTCCACCGCTTCCGGTTGCCACCGATTCCCGCGTAGAGGTTTAGCACTTTAGTCGTCATACCCCACCCCACACAAGCGCCACGGCGCAGGCCACGCCACACACCGCGCACATGACGATGGCGATCGCGTAGAGCAACGCCACCGCGTCGGCCGGGTGTCGAATCGGGGTCATCGTTGTAGCTCCTCTGCTGCACGTTCGGCGTTCTGTGCCGCGTTGGTCGCTTCTTTGGCCGCCGACTCAATGCGGTCAAGTTGGTCGGCTATGTCGGTGAAGCCGTGTTCGCCGATGGTAAGGGCTTGTTCAACCGTGTCTCCGAGCGCACCGTTATTTTGGTCTACAACACGCTTGATTTCGTCCAACTGCTCGTGCACGTCGTTGGGGTCGGCCTCGCCGCCGTCGCCGCCGTTAAGCCCCGCCCGCATGATTTCGCTGTAGGTCCGTGGATCGTCTTGTGCGTCGTCACGCACGGGTTTCTCCACCTTGACCGTGACCCACTCCTTTGCGTCGTCAGTCATGACGCTTGAACACCTCGCGCATTGCTCGCGTCAGTTCCGTGTGTAGTACGTCACTCCCGATTTCATGACCGTCTTGTGCCTCCGGGCCTTCTGTGGTAAGTTCCACGTCGATGCCCTTGAAGTTCGCACCAGAGGTTTGTTCTGCCATAGTGCGTATGACGCATTGTATGCCAACGTTGTAAGTCTTGTTGTTACTGCGGCGGGTCGCGTCCGTACAAGTCAAGCGTGTATGCGCTGTCGTCAGTCTCCCGAACGTAGTCGGTGCCACACTCCCCGCACGTCCACGCCGGGCTTTCGCCCCCGTCAAAGGCCGCGCGCTTCGGGTCATGCACGTGCGTCGCGTCACACGGCTCATTACACGTCTCACAGACGTACTGCTCGCGTTCAACGCCTAACACCGTCCGCATGACCGACGCTATTGCGCCGTCGCCCTCGCCTATCAAGAGGTCTTTCGTATTCATGTGCGTTAGTTCGCGTCTCTCCCGTAAAGGTCCATACCCTCGCCGCCGAACGTCTGGCCAATGTTCAAGCCGCGCAACGCGATTTCCACGGCGTCAAGTTGGTCGTCGTGCGTTGCGTCAGGAAACGCGATCCATTCCTGAGCGAGTTGGTCCCAACGGTCGTCTAAGCCCTCGGCGGGCGGCGTGTTGAAGTTGACAAGCTGAATCGTCTCGTTCTCAAAGGGCACGCTTAACTGTATCAGGCGGTCCTCCTTTTTGAGCGATTGACTCACGCCGTGGACGGGGAGGCCCGCGTCTTTGGCCGCCTGTAAGAAGTATTGCTGTGCATGGACCGACTCAATCTTAATGTCGGGGGACGGGACACCCGTGACAACCTCCCGTAGCCACTCCACGCCTTGATTGAGCGATAGCCCGCGCTTGCGCGCTACGTCGACGACGTACGCCTTGGCGTGTCGCCTATGGTGCGCTATGATTGCGGCGGCGAAGTAGTCCGTGTCATTCGTCTCGGCTTTGGCGGCGTCGGGTTCAATGCCGAGGTCAACCCCGACGTGGAAGCTCAATTCTGACGACTCCAGTACGTCGTTCGTCGTCGCGTGCAGCATATCGCGCGTGAGGATACCGCTACCAATCTCAACGAATTCCCCTTTGACTTCTTGCGCCCGGATCTGTTCGGGCATATCTTTCTCCATCGCGTCCTTGTAGTCCTCGGGCGTGTTGGGGTTCGCCCGCGTCGGGACGCCGACAATCGCTAATCGGTCGTCACACTCATAGATGGACGCCTCACCGAACGCGCGTTTCTCTGCGTCGACGCCGCCGACGTAGAACTCATACGTCTCGTCTTTGCCGCTCGGCGTCGTCGTCTCATACAAGTTGCGATAGTTGCCCGTCCGTAGGCGTTGGCTCAGAATCTCGGCCGCTCGGTTCGGCACGGCCGTCCGTTCGTCTATCCACCCCCACGCGAGATTAAGGCCACGCAGGCGTTCAATCGTTTTCTGGTTGTCGGCACTCAGGATAAGCGCCCGCGATCCGTTCGGGCTATGAATCCCCGGTTCGTCTGAGTATGACGAGTTGTATGACCACTTGTCGAGCAAGCCGAGGTCGCGCATCTCGGGGATAATGACGTTCACGACCATTTGCCGCGTCGGGGCGACAATCGCGCCCATCTCGCCACAGTTCCACCGCTCCATATTCAGGAACGTACGGATAATCCCGGCGTAGGTCTTGCCCGCACCAACCCCCGACACAAAGCCGAGATACCGCTTATCGCCCCGAAGAAACGCGTCTTGATACGGTGTCGGCGTGAACTCGGCTAAGGTCGTCTCGTCGTCACTCCGGCCACGTGCGCTTGACACCTTCGCTCACCTCCAGCTTGACGGTATCGGCTTCCACGCCCGTTTCCGTGTCGCCCCAACTGTCGGGGTAGCGTTGTTTCATAAGTGAGGCGATAAAGCGGTGGTCGCCCTCTTCTTTGGCCATTTCTAACGCGAGGGAGAAATAGAAGTCTTCCCCGTTGCCCTGCGCGCGCCTAATTCTGTCATGGAACTCTGCATACACGCCCTCGTCTTGGTCTTCACCCTTTTCGATCCACGAATAGACGGCGTTGCGTGATACACCAGCCATGCGTGCCGCGCTCGTCATACTACGGCCGTTTTCAATTGCGCTGGCGATTTGCTCTTCGCGTTGCTTGGTCAGTTTCGTCGGGCGGCCTCGGTCCTCCGGTCCTTTCTCTTCGGTGTGGTGTCCACACTTACCATCTGGATAACTCGGCGTAAAGGTACACGGCTCACCGTTATTCTTAATGTGGCCGCATTTCTCCCCTTCGTCTGTCATACCGCCGTTTAAGAAGCGAACAACCGTAAGCGTATGGGTGCCGCTTAGTCGTGGACAAACACCTCGCCACGGTGGACGCACACAACGACACACCCGAGTTCAACGGTGCTTGACGCTGGAACCACGCGCGCCACGTCGTCACCACACACTGGACACGTCACGGCCATGCGTCCGGGTCGGCGTCACCTAACAGTTTAGCCATGCCCTTGTTGCCCGGTTGCGTGTCGTTCTGTCGCTTGCGCGTGTCCGGGTTGGTGAAGATATGATTACATTGCGTGCATCGGTAGCGTTGTGTGCTGTGCGTGCCG